GACCGATCCGATGTCAACGCCAGAACCCAAAATGGGTCAGCGTGAAGCAGCCATGATTAACGTATCTATGGCGCTTGACCTGATTGAACAAGCACTTCCTGCCGTTGGCAGTGAAACCCCTGAAGGCAAGAAGTTGATGTCCGCGCTGTCATCGTTGACCGGACTCCTCGGCCCCAAGAAGCAAAAGACTGGCGAACTACAAAACGCCGAAATTTTGCAATTACTCCAAAACCTCCCTCAAGCTGGCGGTGGAACACCTGGTTCTCGAATGATTGCTGGGTCTCCGCCGAATCTTGGTTTGATGGGTCAAACTCCTCCTCCTGCCGCTCCTGCTGGTCCGCCTCCTGGCGCTCCCCCCGCTGGCGGCGCACCTATGACAATGTAAAGGATAAGCTATGGATCTCTTTAAGCCTCGCGGCGTAGGGTCGCCTCGCAATCCGACCACTGACAAGCAGAACAATGGTCAGATTGTTAACACACCTCGTTTCGAACAGTTGGGTGGCCTCAACAGCCCCAACAAGATCGGTGCGAAAAACCAGTTTACCATTAAGCCTCCTGGCGATGGTAAAAAAATTATCTAATTTTAAAATAGGGGTCTAATCATGTCATCTTTAGAAGATCTTTCACCTGAAGCCCGCGATGAGTTAGCTCTCATTGCCCGTCAGTTGGCTGAAAATCCTGCTACTCGTAATGATTTCCTGCGTATGACCAAGAAAGTCAAACCAGACATTACAATTGACACAATCGAGCTTGAAGACAAGTTTGAGGCCCGTCAGCAGCAGAACAATGCCCGCATTGAAGAATTGCAGGCCAAGCTGATGGAAAAAGAAGCACTGGAAACGCTTGAAAAGCGTCGTCAGTCTTTGATTAAGTCGGGTAAAGCATCATCTGACGAAGACGTTGAGAAGATCGAGAAGATCATGCTCGAAAAGGGCATACAAAATCACGAGACCGCTGCGGACTATTGGCAGTGGATGAATAAAGCGTCTGAGCCAACTGGTCAGGCGTTTTACAATCCGAGCGTCCTGAACGAGACAGCACGAGATACGTTGTCAAAATTCTGGAAGAACCCACAACGTGCTGCTCGTGATGAGGCGGTAAGGGCAATGCAAGATCTCCGCAAGGGAACTCGCATCGGCCTTTAATAATCTAGTGTCGTAACAACTAAGAGGTATATCTCGATGGCTATTGGTGGTGGTATTATCCCAGCAGCAAGCTCGTCGCAGTTTACAGAATTAACGTACGTTACACGCCGTGCGTTTATTCCCAAGCTGGTGGTACAGCTTTACAACAGTACCCCGCTTATGGCTGCGCTGATTGCTAACTCTCAAACCGCAACGGGCGGTGTTTCGTCCGTTACTGTCCCCGTTCAGGGTGCTCAGTTCGTTAACGCTCAGTGGTCCGACTATAGCGGCTCGTTCGCTCAACCGTCGGTTCAGCAGGGTGCTTACAACGCTGAATTTACTCTGAAACTGATGATCGCTCCTGTTCCGTTCCTCGGAATGGAAGGCGCTGTTCAGCAGGACCATGCAATCATCCCGTTGATCGAAGCTCGTATGAACGATGCGACCAACGTGATGATGGATGCTATGGCTTACTCGCTGTACAACAACGTCACCAACACTCAGCAGTTCACGGGTCTCCCCGCCGCTGTTGACAACGGTACGACAGCAGCAACCTACGGCAACATCAACCGTTCCACCTATACTTGGTGGCAGTCTGGTCAGTATGCCGCTGGTTCGGTTAACCCGACCCGTCAGAACATCCTTCAGTACATTTCCGGTACGGTGAAAAAGGGCGCAGAAGTGCCTTCATTCGGCGTTTGCGGCTTTGGTACTTGGACGCTCTTGGCTCAAGATTTCGTCGGTCAGGAACAGTACGTTATCACTCCTGGTAACGGCTTTGACAACGACGCTAACGGCCCACAGGCTGCTTTTAAAGCTCTGATGGTTGCTGGCGTTCCGATCTATCCTGATCCCTATTGCCCAGAAGGTACGGTGTACTTCTTGAACACCAACTACCTGAACCTCTACATCCATGAGGCTGGTCAGTTCGTGTTCACTGGCTTTGAATCGACCCTTCCCAACTGGCAGGTTGGCTACGTCGGCGCTGTTTTGACAATCGCAGAACTCGTCAGCACCAAGCCTAAGTCGATGACCAAGGTCACTGGCTATAACTACCTGAACATTTAAGGAGTACGACATGTCTCTTGCTGCAAATAAGATTCTTGTCGCTGGTACTCTGACCAACCAGCCAGCCGCTTATTTTGAGACCGTAACGGTATCAAACGTAGGTATCGGCAACCTGACTGCAATGAACGCTGGTACTTCTAGCGCTCAGTACATTCCGACAGGCTGGTATGTTCTTCCAACAGGCACAAACAATGTCACCATCGAAGTGAACACTGGCGCTGCCAACATTAACAACTGGGTGACATATATTGCTGCTAACACTGGCGGCACTATTATCTCTGACGGTTACAATGTTCGCGCTAACGCTACGACTGGTACTCAGACATTGACTCTGTACGGAACGAACGAAGGTCAGAACGCTACCGGTCAATACAACAAGTAAGGAGTTAGGTTCATGGCTAATCCTGACTCAGTAGGCCAAAATACGCAGGATTCCTTTGGCAATTTTGTTATTGCCACTGGATTTGCTTCTGCTAATGCGGTTGCTAACGCTGTTGTAGCTTTGCCTATCCTTAAAGGCGGTATGCAGGGTTCTGGTAACGTAGTGATTCGTCGAATCACAGTTGCTGGCAATGCTAACCTTGCTGGCGGTTCGGTACAGTCTTTGGCTTCTACCTATGTAACCATTGGTACAACCAACGATGGCGGTAATTTGGTAACATCCAACGTGGCGTTGTCTAACGTCATTAACGGATATACTTACCAAGACATTACGCTTGTGGCTGCGGCTGGTAACACTTGCTATCAACCTAACGCGCTGTTTGTTAACATTACGGCTGGTGCCGTTGCTAACCATCAGTTCCGCGTTAATGTCTATGGCGATGTTATCAGCTTCTAAGAGCTACTAGTAGCGACCCCTTCTAGTAGGCCCAGTACCCTCTCACGTTTTGCGTGAGGGGGGAAATCCTTGAATGGTGTGGTATGACAACGCTTAACGATTACATATTTGTTACACGGCGTTTGTTGCACGATGCCAATGCTAACTTTTGGACTGACCAAGAGTTAACGATTGATATTAACGGCGCTCGTCAGCGTGTTGTGCGTGACACAGGTTCTTTACGCCGTCTTCAAACTTCATCTGTTTATCAGAATCAAGAAGTCTATAATTTTGTTGATCTGCCACAAGGCGATCAGACAATGGACATTCTTACGATCAACTTGTACTGGGGCACGACTCGCGTTCCCTTGATGTATAAGCCTTGGACACAATTTAACGCCGAACTGCGCTATTACCAGAGCTACATTGGTCAGCCAGTCGCGTTCAGCCTTTACGGCACTAACAGCTTTTACATTGGCCCGTTGCCTGACCAGACTTATACGATTGAGCTGGATACGGTTATCAGGCCAACAGACATGACTAATTTGACGGACGTTGAGGTCATCAAAGATCCGTGGACGGAGCCTGTTCCGTATTACGCAGCTTACACAGCCAAGTTCAAAGAACAGAGCTATGGTGAGGCTGAGATCTTTCGTCAGCAATATATTCAAAAGTGCCAGAATCTTTTGGCTACTACGTTTACTCGTCGTATGCCGATGCCGTACTCGCAGGGGTACTAATGGCCCAGAGTCCTGAACAACAAAAACAGTATCATGTTACAAAGTCTTTCAAGGCTCTGAACACTAAAGCCAACCGCACGGCTATTGATGAGTCTGAGTTTTCTTGGATTGAGAACGTACAGCCTATTGGGTTTGGTAACCTTAAAGTCATACCTCAATCATCAAATGTCGGTGTTACATGGTCAAACACAGTCACAGAGCTGACCAATGTTAACATTACCAACACAGACTATATTTTGGCTTTTCAGGCCAATGGTGGAGCCGAAGCCTATAATCTTAATAGCAATTCTATTGTAACCATAGCCACTGCCGGAACCTTCACGGGAACTGGTATGCGGGCTAAACAATGGAAAGACGAACGTGCGATCATTATTGACCCAAATAATGGCTATTATACTTGGGACGGCGCAAATCTTATTACTATTGGCTCTGTTGGTGGCATTGGGATAACCAATGTTGGGTCTAATTACACAGAAGCCCCGATTGTAACTATTTCGGCCCCAAATCAGGCAAATGGTAAGCAAGCAACGGCTGTAGCGTCTATTTCCAACGCTGCTGGAACTATTTTGTCTGTTTTGGTTGATACTCCTGGATCTGGTTACACAACACCTCCAACTGTAACTTTTGCAGCTCCTGCAAGCCAATTTGGTGTTGCTGCACAAGGTTCAGCATCAATTCAAGCGGGTAACGTAGTTGTTATATCTGTTACCAATCCTGGTTCCGGTTATACATCTGCGCCTACAATAACCATTTCAGACGGTGGAGGATCTGGTGCAAATGCAACTGCCGTTCTTGGGTCTGGTATTGTCACAGCAATCTCGCTTACAGAGGCAGGTAGTGGATATACTTCTCCCCCTACCATTACAATATCTGGTGGTGGTGGAAACAATGCTACTGCTGTCGCTGGCTTCTTATCTTTTGCAAAAGGAACTGTCGGAATCCTTGTCACGGCTGGAGGGTCTGGTTATACCTCACCCCCAACTGTAAACATCACTGGAGGTGGCGGTGCTAATGCTAATGCTGTGGCTATTGTTAACGGCGGGGCTGTTACTAGCGTTGTCGTGGTTAATCCTGGTTCTGGCTATACAAGTAATCCGACAGTAACCTTTACAGGTGGTGGCGGTAACGGTGCCTCTGCTACAGCCATTGCTACCGTTGACCAGAATGTTGACATCGCCTCGTTCCAAGGCCGTGTGTGGATTGCTCAGGGGCGCACGGTCTTTTACTCGGCTGCGGGCCTGTACAACGACTTTGTGAGCGTTTCGGCTGGTAACATTAACCTTGCTGACGATACGCTGCACAGCAACATTAAGTCGATCATATCGGCTAACAATTTCCTGTATGTGTTTGGTGAGAACTCAATCAACGTGTTTTCGGACGTTCGGGTCAGCACGACGGGCGCAACTCTGTTTACTAATACAAACGTGTCTGCGTCGGTTGGATCTCGGCGCATTGATGCTATTTTCCCGTATTTTCGGTCTTTGTTATTTGCGAATGACTATGGCGTTTATGCCCTTGTAGGGGCAACAACCAGCAAATTATCGGACGCTTTGGACGGCATTTACCCGTTATTTGACTTTACCAAGCCTGTTACGGGCGGTCAGGTGTTGTTGAACAACATCCTCTGCGCTGCTTTTCAGTTTTGGTACAACGACCCTGTGCAGGGATCTCGGCCTATTCAGTGCGTCTTTTTTGACAAAAAGTGGTTCATTACAAGCCAAGGTACGCTTAACTATTTGACTTCATTGGCAAATGGCGGTGGCGTTTTTTTGTATGGCACGGATCAACGCAACCTACTAAAGTTGTACAACGACTCTACAGCTAACATATCCACTTATACTCAGACTGCTCTGTGGCCTATGGGCGACGTAATTAGGGACAAACAGGCTCTAAAATGGGGTATTGAAGCCATTTTAGGTCTTCCTGGCACAACAATTACGGTTACGGTTGATAATGAAACTGGTTTGGGTAACGCAGGTGTTTATTCTGCAACTAATTTTATTTCGTGGCAGAATAACTCGTATTCTATAATCTTGTGGCAAAACAACTCAAACCAGATTGTTGGGTGGGGTGGAAACGTAAATGGGTACTATTTGTACAAGAATGATGCCCAACAGTATGGAAAATATCTCGGACTTACGTTAACATCTAATAGCGCAAACTTTACTTATAGCACGTTTGAAATGGAATACGAACGTAGAGCGAGGTTCTAATGGCACTGCCAATTACGCCACCTTATACCTTTGCTAATGCCACAACGACACAGAACCTGTCGTATTTGGATTCTGATTTTGCGACTGTATACAATACCGTTAATGGCATTGGTAACGGAACCGTTTCTCTTTCTAACGTCAGCATTACTGGTGGAAATATTGCTGCTTCGTATTCAGCTAATTCTATTTCTATTGCGTCGCTTCAGACAACTGGCACGGCTAACTCTACCACATATTTGCGCGGTGACGGATCTTGGGCAACCGTTTCTGGAGGTGGGGGAAATGGTACCGTAACCAGCGTAAACGCTAATTCTACGGTATCTGGGTTTACGTTTACGGGCGGCCCTATAACATCGTCAGGAACATTAACTTTAACAGGACCATCTCCTGGAACGTCTGGAAAC